GCCCAACGACCGCAACCACTGATAACATCCTTGGCCTTACGCCCACTGTATAAGTACATTTCGTACTTTGCCCAGTGAGCGCGGGGATTTAGGTGCTTCAGTGTCTTCGTTCGAAGCTTAGGGACGTACACGAACCCAATAAAGGGCACCACACTTGAAGGTGGGAGCTGATAGCGTTCTGCTATCAACCTTTGTATACGCTTTAACTTCTCGCTAAGACCCCTTTGCCTATCAACCATAAAGTAATTACTCAATGGCCGGGCATCGGGGATCGTTACGGTTAGGTTCGCCTGAACACGCTCAACAACTGTACCATACGGCACGTCGTTAAGTGGCCCCCCCTGCAAGGCAGTTGGGATTAGGCGATGTAAGACGGACTCGAGAGCACGGAAAGATGGGTATTTTAGGCCCAAATATCGCACCTTGTTATAAGATACGATGCAATCATGAATGTCTACGGGATAGTGGAAATCGTAAGACTCCACATAACCATAGTCATCATGATAATTTCCGCCACAGCTCTCCCTGAAAGGACCGGAGATAAAAGACTTATCTTCGTTCACAACAAAGCCGACCTCTTGTAAAAGAGATATGAGCTTTGCAGCTTTGTCCTTAGCGATAAGAATATCATCGCCAAAGACGCTGCTGTCAGGGTCCAACGTCCTACACAACACAGTCAGTATTAGAGTCATGAGTTCAAAAGTGAACCCATTGCCCATAGATGAAATTTTCCTCATCTGATGGTAATTGCCGTCCAACCCCAATAAAAAGGGAGAACGGCTAGACTCTAACATCCGGTAGAAACGAACCGGAAGGAGGAACTCACACAACGCACACGATATGGAATCGGAAGCGTTGCTCAGATCGATGGTAGCCAAGTTTTTGTCTACCAACCTTTCACGGTGCCTTTCGGCAAGGTGATCGAGGTCTGAACCCAGGTGTCGTTTTATGACACCTGACAGAGCCACTCCTATGCTGCGTTGAACCATCTGATTACCAAAAGGCTCCACGTTGATCGGCCGATCTTTCTCGTTGTTCTTAGGCACCGTACTAAAACGGGACCCGTGAACAAAACGGACAACTCTTTCGAGCTTCCATTTAAAAACGAGGAAACCGGCGTTTGATGAGTTTCTATACGCCCTGTAAAGGACGAAATTGGACTCTTTCAAACTTAGATCAAAACATTGCCTCAGGAACCACCGTTTGTACCTCCGCCGTACAGCCCTCTTTAGGCCTTTCACACGATAACACTTCAATGCAAAAGCATCGAAAGCGTCGGTAGTGACAGACCACTGGCTCTTACTTAGCCTCGATTCGAGACTATTAGAACCGCGAGTAGAGAAAAACTCGCTCCCTTTCGGGAAGTGACAAGAGGCTGGGTCCAGCGTAAAGCCCTTTAGGATTTTGTGAATTTCCTTTCGGGCGAGATACCACTCTTTTGATGGCATCACGATTTGCTTTGGTAGAGACTTGTCAAAGAGAAGATAATCATTCCAACAACTGGAACGACGAACTTCCGATTTTGACTCGTCGGGGACCTCCATCTTCTTTAGGAACCGCTTTTGGGCGAATTCCTCACAGAAGTCAGAACTTTCAGTAAAGCGAAAGCCTGAAAGGACCCCTTGGTAGGCACGGATGGTGCTTTGCCAGTCTTCCATAATCAGCACCTACGCATAAAGCGTAGATAAGCCGATTGGTCAAGTCTAGGAAGTGCTGACCATCCGAGCCCATCGAACAAAGCTCCATCACCCCCGGCAAAGGGAGTAATAGAGGTGATACGACCGCTACTGAGGTAGACAACAAAACGTCCACCACTGTACGGAATTGTCACACGATAAAAACCGTCTTTCTTCTTTGAGTTACGCATGGTATACGCTCCTAGTTGTTAAGCATGTGGATTAATGGGAAGTGTGGTTGGGGTAAACCCAGCCAACACATTCTCACTCGTCCACGAGCTGACTTGACCCGCAATGCCGTTAAAGATCTCGGCAAGACGATCCATTGACTCGAACGATCCCGAAACGCGAAAACGCACAGAAAGTGCGTCAACGGCGTCCACCAAACCAACAGTCACATCATTATTGTCATTGACAATAATTTCAGTGATGAAATTGGTCGTGGCGGCCCCGTTAAGCGACTTCGGGGAGGTCGTTGTCTTGAACCGAACTGTGTAGCTCGGGTCGGTAGGGTCTGCAAAAACAGGCCCATCTGGGAGTTGCCGAAGCAACTGAGTATTGACGTCTGTCATAAAAGCCTCCTTAAGGCTCTTTGAAGCGGGCGAATGGACAATGCTGCGCCATCTAAAGTCCTCTTCCAATCAAGGAAAGGGGACAGGCTCAGTTTTAAGTCACTTGGTTGAAATAAGACACGATGATAATTATTGACTTCTACCCTCCTGAGAAGGAGGTCAGTAGTAATAATATCACCTCTATACACATCCCACGTCCGAGGACCCGCACTACAGGTAGTATTTGAACCTGTAATGTGAACCGTTTGAACGTCGTGTGAATGGAGGAACGTGTCGACTTGGTAATTTTCACGTACTGCGACACAGGATGTGATATTTCCTGTGCCCGTTACACTTTTGGCTAATGCCTCAATGTAATCCCCAACTCCGATAAACCAATCAACGACAAAGGAAAGTGGTAAAAGTTCCCAGGCCGTTGTAAATAGGTTTAAATCGATTTGGGAGTACGTCCTCGATGCCGCACTCTCCCAAACTCCCTTACAGGTAACATATGTTTCAATGCTACCTGAAGCGACTTGGTAGAAGTACGTCTCAGCTCCACCCTCTTTACTATCCTCAACGGTACCAGTCACTGTGCGTCTAGTGGTCTTGTATTTCCTCTTCCTATTTTTAATCAGGGAGAGAATATCTTGAGCACTATAAGCTAGTGGCATGATAGCGTATCGGTATTCAAGCCATTTCTTGCCCAAAAGATGGGCTCGACGTGATCCGCTAACTCCTTTAAGAGAGCGCGCGAACTCACGGTAGGCATTGAGAGGATGATGGACAGCACGAAGAATGTTTGCTATTTCTTCAATGCTCAGAGCAAGCTCACCCAGTTCCGCACCAGCCTGATAGGTGGTTTGGACACCTGAGTAAGCACTTAACTTGGCACGTTCTACAGCAGCTTCCCTATGATCTAGGGTCGCTTTGTAAAACTCAACGTCTGGATAGACGCTGCGCCAATAGTTAAGATCGCCCTGTTCGGTCCATGACGAGTTTAGGTCATATAGGTCATATCTCAGACCACAATTGCACCACTCGTAGTATAGATAGGAATTCCTATCTAAAGAGCCGAGGTAATTGACTATACGTTCGTTTCGAACTGTCATAGGCGTCATCTTAACTTTCCCAGATTTTACAATCTTGGAAAAGCTCCCCTTATCTGAGGCATACCGTCGAAAGACGGTTTGCTCCGGTATGAAAGACCATCGAAGATGATCTTCCGGGGGAGGGACAGGCGCCGCGAGTGTCCCGTAAACATGGGAGCACTCGTGATAGACTGAGAGAGAATCCTCAATCACATCTACGATCGGTTCGAACGTTTCGATAGTCATAATATTACCCTCGAAATCCGCAAGGCGGAGGAACATTGACTACATGTCACGCTGATAAAGCGCCGAC